ATCTTAACAAATGGACAAATGCCTTATGGATACAGAACAGCCACTTCGTTAATCGGACCAATATATAACGATGATGGTGTGTCTTACGGTACATGGTATCTTGGAGGTTATAGTGACGCGAACCACTTACGTTTCCAATTCTTAGAAACAATACCAGCAGACAAAGACATCGGTGACATCAGGGTTTCTAACATAAGTTATTTCACAGACGACCCTTGGCCAACAAATTAAGGAGGTGACGATAATAAATGAACAGTAATGAATTAAAGCACTATGGTATCCTTGGAATGAAATGGGGACGTCGCAAAGGCAAATCTGTCGTTTCGTCACCAGGATCCAAACATCATGATTATTTGGAGGCTCATACCAAAGAGTCTTACAAATCTATGAGTACTAAGAAGCTCAAACAAATTAATGATAGACTACAAGCAGAGAAGACTTACAAAGAACTTACTTCTAAACAGAAGAAGAAAGGTAAGAACTGGATTACTAACACACTTAAGAATGTGGGTAGCCAACAGTTAGGTAACGCACTTAATAAATATGTTGTTCCAGCAGCATTCTCATTTGTAGCGTCTGCCGCAGCAGCTTATGCGACTCGTGGTAGAGGGCCCGCCAATGGACCAGCTCCTATAAAGAAAGCTCGTAGAGTATACGATGCTGTTTCTACAGCCAAGACTTTACGTCTAGGAAATTCTAATACAATTTATCTATAAAAGGTGGTAACAATACATGGTATTATCAAACACTGCTGTTCCAAAGTATTACGGGCAGTTTAGAGAGGCGGTTATGCGTGGCGATATCGCCGTTAACGAATTTATTTCGTTAGAGATGAACCGTATCGATGCTAACATAGCGAACCCCGGTATTTATTACGATGACGAAGCAGTTGAGGGTTTTATTAAGTATTGCGAAAATGAGTCGACCTTAACCGACGGTCGTGATTTGACCCTACTGGATTCGTTCAAACTTTGGGCGGAACAACTTTACGGTTGGTATTATTTCGAAGAACGAAGTGTATACGAACCGAATCCTGATGGTCATGGTGGTAAGTATGTCACCAAATCTTTCAAGAGAAGATTAATCAACCGTCAGTTTATTATCCTAGCTCGTGGTGGGGCAAAATCAATGTATGCCTCGTTTGTACAGAGCTATCACTTAAACGTCGACACATCTACCACATTACAAGTAGCGACAGCTCCTACAATGCGTCAAGCTGAGGAGGTATTGTCTCCGATCCGTACAGCTATCACTAGAGCGAAAGGACCTCTGTTCAAATTCTTAACAGAAGGTTCGTTACAGAACACCACTGGGTCTAGAGCTAACCGTGTTAAGTTGGCATCAACAAAAAAAGGGATAGAGAACTTCTTAACTGGCTCAATGGTTGAAATTCGTCCGATGACCGTAGATAAACTACAAGGTCTTCGTAACAAGATTACGACAATCGACGAATGGCTCTCTGGTGATATTCGAGAAGACGTGTTCGGAGCTATCGAGCAAGGGGCTTCTAAGATTCCAGACTACGTAATCGTAGCAATTAGTTCAGAAGGTACCGTTCGTAATGGTATCGGGGACTCAATCAAAATGGAATTACTAGACATCTTGCGTGGTGACTACGTTCAACCACACACATCTATCTGGTATTACAGACTAGATGATATTAACGAGGTAGCTCACCCTGAGATGTGGGTGAAAGCTAACCCGAATATTGGTAAGACTGTATCTTACGAAACCTACCACTTAGAAGTGGAGCGTATGGAGAAAGTTCCATCAAGTCGTAACGATATTCTTGCTAAACGTTTTGGTATCCCAATGGAAGGATACACATATTACTTCACTTATGAAGAAACTATTCCGCATAGACCTAGAGACTACTGGCAAATGCCGTGCTCTATGGGAGTCGACTTATCTCAAGGGGATGACTTCTGTTCATTCACTTTCTTATTCCCACTAAGTAACGGTGGGTTTGGGGTTAAGACTCGAAACTATATTTCTGAGTCAACTCTCATGAAACTCCCATCAGCTATGCGAGAGAAGTATAACGAGTTCCTAAACGAAGGAACGCTTATTGTTATGGACGGAACTATCTTAGATTTAGATGCTGTCTATGACGACTTAGATGCTCATATTATTGAGCGAGATTACGACGTCCGTTCGGTCGGCTATGACCCATACGGCGCTCGTGAATTTGTAAAACGTTGGGTTAGTGAGAATGGTCAGTTTGGTGTAGAGAAAGTTATTCAAGGGGCTAAGACAGAAAGCATTCCTCTTGGAGAACTTAAAAAACTAGCCGAAGACCGACTACTGTATTTCGACGAACAAATGATGTCTTTCAACATGGGTAACTGCGTTATCCTACAAGACACAAACGGTAACAAGAAGTTATTCAAGAAGAGAAGAGACCAAAAGATTGACTCGGTAGCCTCAGCAATGGATGCTCTTGTTGCGTATAAATTAAATAAAGACGCATTCGAATAGGAGGTATATTATGTATAGAGATTACGATGAAGAACGTGATGACGAACTCTACCACTACGGTAAAACCGGCATGAAGTGGGGTCACCATATTTACGCTATGGCTAAAGCTACAGCTAAGAGAGCTGCTAGAAGTGCTAGTAAGAATTTAAAAGCTGGCGGTAAATTTCTTAAAGAAAATCCAGAGTTTGCTTACGGCGTAGCTGTACCAGCCGCTGCATTTGCCGGACGAGCTACATACCAAGCTATCAAAAAACATAATCGTAACAAACGTCAAGACAAACAAGACAAAATGAAACGTACTCGTATTTACGACCGCTCTTCTGGTAACTACTGGCATCTTAAGAAAGAGCTTACTAACAAACAATGGTTAGAAGTTAACAAACGTAAGAAAGCCGGAGAGAAGACTGGTGATATTCTTAAGAGTATGAAAGTCCTTAAGAAGTAGGTGATTTCATGAACAGTGAATTGAAACACTTCGGTGTGCTGGGAATGAAGTGGGGGAAACATAAAGCTAAACCGATAAAATCATCTAACCCAGTCGAGATAACACTTTCTACCGACGGTCGTTTTTATTTACACGATACTCCCGGTGTGGTACTTCAGGCTAACAGACCTTTTGGCAGACGTGATATAGACAAAATCAACAAACATCGCGATAAAGGATTGAGTACTATGGAAGCTATGACAAAGACAGGTCTCCTAGGATCAATGTCGTTTATCAACGGTCAAATCACGGGTCCTCAAAAACTTGAGGCTTATCGAAGATATTCTAAATCTGTGAATAAATTCAACCATAGAGAGCGAACCAAAGCTCTAGGGTTTATATCTGGGTTACTAGGAGCGTCCACCGCCTTATCAATAGCTGATGCCGATATAAACGACGCTAAAACAGCTGTGTATGCTGGTATTGGGGTAGCCGCTGTGGGCAGTATCTTAGGATATACTGGCTCTAAGATTGCACAAAAACGAGCCCTTAAGAGTGATAAGAAAATCATTGATGATGCAGAACGCCGCTATAAACGAGGTGAAATCGATGACATCGAATAGTCTCGAAAACGAATTACATCACTATGGTATTCCAGGTATGAAATGGGGAGTTCGGAAGTTTATTGAACGCCAAGAAAGAGGTAAGACTCACCGCGACCGTCTACAGAATAAGTATCTAGAAAAAGGATATTCTAAAGAAGAAGCTTCTAGAAGAGCTGTTAATCGTATCAGAACAGAGAAAGCTCTAGCTATAGCAGGAGGGGTCGCTCTTACCGCTGCAGCTGCATTTTACGCCCACCATAAGTACACTACAGACCAAGTGATATCTAAGAATGTCGACTTCCAAAAATCATGCTACTACCTAAAGATGCTAAACCATCCGGTAACATGAAATATTTAGCATTCAAACGTGGAGATAAGAAGAAGTACGAAGGTACATATTCTCAAGCCCTATTAGCGAACAAGATGATGACGTTCTCAGATGATAAAGTCGCTAAAGTAACTACTAAATTCGAAAGAGATATTAAGATAGCATCTCCTAAGAGAGCTAGAGATACCTTTAAGAAGTTGTATAACAACGATTCAGAATTTAGGAAGATGGTCGGCGATGTATCTGGACTTATTAACGAAGACCGAGATAGCGGAACCAGAAAACAGGCTAAGGCTTTTAAAGCCCTAGAGAAAATAGTCAAGGGTAAGAGTAAAAACTTCCATGGTAAAGCCTATGATGGATTTAATACAGCTCTAGTAGGCCAAGGTGATAAATTCGATAAGATTCGTGATAAATATTACGCAGAACTTAAGAAGCAAGGTATTGACGCTATTGTAGACCGTAACGACAAAGCTCTAAGCGGTTATAAGACTAAGAAACCTATAATCATGCTCGGAGAAGTAGCTGCTAAGCACACCGTTAAGGAGATGTCTGCCCCAGAGATTGTCGCTAAAGGAATTCGAGAAGAACTCAAGACAAAGGGTAAACAAATCGTTAAGTATATAGCTGCTCCATATGCGGCGTATAAAGCTACTACTCAAGCTATGGAAGAATACGATAGACAAACGTCTAAACGTTCTAAAAACAAGACTAAACATAAATAGGAGGTGTGAGTGTGAACGAAGAATTAAAACACTATGGAGTCCTCGGAATGAAATGGGGCATTTCCAGAAGTAAAGAAGTTCGAGGCGTTAAGAAAGCTTATAAAAACCAGAAACGAGACATTCGCTACAACCGTGCTCATGAGTACGACAAATTAGATAATAAATGGCTCGCTGATGCTCATAAAGCTGAACAAAAAGGAAAATCGTATAAAGAAGCTAGTGATAAGTGGGATGGGGCCTACAAAAAATTACACGCTAAATACGAGACTAAAAATAAGCAAGTTGATTCTCAATATAAGAAAGACCTAGCTGCAGCTAAAGAGAAAGCCTCTGACCGATTATTTAGAGACGGAGATTCAGATCGTAACCATAGAATTGCCAATATGAACTTAGGTAAAGCTCTATTACAATCATTCTTAAT